AGAGCAGTTAAAACAAAAACCTATCTTAAAAGCAAAAAATACATTGGTTAAAAGCCTTGATGACCCAAAAATGGCATTGGAATATTTAAAGGCTAAAAAGAAAGATGAGTTTGGTCAAAGAATGGAAGTGACTGGTGCTAATGGGGAAGCATTAGCTATGCCTTCTGTTATAAATGTAGTTCCAGTAAGGGCAAAAGAGGATGGAAAGTGAAATTCCTGATATTCAATTACCAGAAAAAACAACATTTTTGGTAAACGAAAAACATAGATATAAGGTTTTATACGGAGGTCGTGGCTCTGGTAAATCTGTATCTATGGTTAGGGCTAGTCTTATATTGGGTATGCAAAGGCGGTTAAGAATACTTTGTGTTCGTCAATTCCAAAATAGTATCGCTGATTCTATCCATAAATTGATTTCTGATAGTATTTATGCTTTGGGTATAGAAAAATATTTTACTATTACACAAAACGCCATTCGTGGCTGTAATGGCACAGAATATATATTTAAGGGTATTCATAATAATCCACAGGAAATTAAATCAACAGAAGGTGTTGACCTTTGCCTTTGTGAGGAAAGCCAGAATATTACAGAGGAGTCTTGGGAAATACTTATACCAACTATTCGTAAAGAGGGTTCTGAAATATGGGTTTGTTTTAATCCAGACAGGGAAGATGACGCTACATATAAGAAATTTGTTAAAAATCCACCACCAGATTGTAAAACTATTCTTATAAATTATTATGACAATCCTTGGTTCCCTGAAACTCTACGAAAGGAAATGGAATATTGTAAAAGGATTGATTACCCAAAGTATGAACATATTTGGCTTGGGAAGACCGTTATGGAAACAGAAGCCCAGATATTTAAGGGTAAATTTGAGGTGGTTGATTTTGAAGCGGATGAGGGAACAGAGTTCTTTTGGGGAGCCGATTGGGGTTTTGCAAACGACCCAACGGCATTAGTAAGGTGTTTTATAGAGGATAATTGTTTATACATTGACTATGAAGCTGGGGGCGTTGGTGTTGAAATGGAAGAAATACCAAAACTATTTGATACAGTTCCAGAAAGTCATAGATGGGTTATTAGGGCTGATTGTGCTAGACCTGAAACAATATCTTATGTGGCTCGCCACGGTTATAAATGTATAGCGGCTAAAAAATGGAAGGGAAGTATTGAGGACGGAATTGAATATATGAGGTCGTTTGAAAAGATATATATTCATCCACGCTGTAAGAACATAATTGATGAATTTAAATATTATTCTTATAAAAAAGATAGGGTTAGTGGTGATATATTACCAATAATTGTGGATGCTTGGAACCACTATATAGACGCTACCCGTTATGCTTTGGAACCTTATATTCAAAATAAAGGTAAATTAAAGATACAAGACGATTGGGATAGCCAATTAAACGCCATAAATGATTAAAAATAATTCAATAAAATCAATAAGTTGTGAATTAGTTTAAAAAAAGCGCATTTTTTTGTTTACATTCATAAAAAAGTATATTATATTATATTCAGGACAGGTTAAAGGTCCAATAACAAATGAAAGGAAATTACTATGTGGACATATAATCAAGAAACAAATGATAAAGACCTTTGGGTTAATTTGGTAGATGAAAACGGCGAGCCGTTGGTTGATGAAGATGGGGAAATTATAGACGACCCAGATGGATATTTTTCAGATTATTAAGAAAGGGATAAACAAATGAAAAAATATACTTTACAAAGAATTTTAATGGATATGGGTATTGATTTTGATATATTTATTGAGAATATAGTCAATAAAGATGGTTCTGTATTTAAATTTAAATTAGATTTTATGGGTTGTAATACTGAAAAACAAATTAAACAATTAGTTGAAAAATATGTATAAGGGGATTTAAAAATGAGTACACGTAGTCAAATTAAAGTAATTGCCAATGGTAAAGAGTTGATGTTATATCATCATTGTGATGGTTATCCAGAAGGTGTTGGATATTGTCTGATAAAGATACTTAAAAAATATAGTAATGGATGTCGGTCAAGTGATTTAGTAATGAAAATGATAAATAGAGGAGATTTTGAAATTACTTTTGGAAACCATTGTGATATTGAATATTATTACGAATTAGATTTTGATAAGGTTAGAGTAAATTGTATGTCTGTAAATAATTGGGGCGATAAAATGGAAATTATAGAACATATAGACTTAGTTTATAACGAAGAAGAAGATGTAATGGTTGACGAAGAAATTTTTGAATAAAGGGGAATAAAAATGACTAAAACAAATGAACAATTACGGTTAGAAAATTTAATGGATAATTGCTATGGAACAGAGCATTATTACAGAAATCAATTATTGCCGTTCTTATATACTGATGGTGTAAAGACTTTTGTAGAAAATGCTGGTGGTGGTGCATTTTGGTTTTTAACTGAATGTATGGCATTTACAGTAAAGGCAAAAGAATTTATGAGCATTACTTTAAAGGTAAAAGATAGCAAAGGGGTAATACAGGTAGATGGAAAAGAAAAAAAGGAAATTCCTTATACAGATTGTCCCGATGGGGAGTGGGAGTTCTTTTATGAGCTAGAAAGTAAAGTTTTAATGTGGAGAGGGGAGTATTAAAAATGGATAATACATTAGTTTTAGAAAAACGTGGGTGTAATTTTTGGGAATGGTCAAAAGAAAAAAAAGAGAGTGATTTAGAAAACTTTAGATTATATACTAGAATAGAAAAAGAGGATAAGTTTTCTGATGGTGTGTTTGATATAGAAATAAGCACTCATTTTAGAGAAAGTAATCCTTTTGGGTGGAATGGTAAAGTATCTTCTTTTGTAGATGTCACAAAATATATTAAAGGGGATGCGAAAAGAGATTTTGATAAGTGTTTTTATATACATCCAAACAAAAAAGACTTATTAAAAGGGATAAATAATATATTTGGAACAAATTTTAATCAAATTGAAATAATGGGATAAAAATGAAAAGATATATTGAAAGTATAAATATAAATCTTGGAAGCGATAAAAAGGATTTTGAGGTAGCCGAAGCATTACGGTTATTAGCCAATTATATTGAGGATGGTAAATATTCTGGTATTGTTGGTTGGTCTGATGTTAGTTGGTCTGTTGATTTATCCGAAGAAGAATATGATGAAGAAAGCGAGGGCTAAATGAAAGTAAGTGAATTGATAGAATTTCTTAAAAAAGAAAATCCAGAAGCAGAGGTATTGTTATCATCTGATGAGGAAGGTAATAGTTTTGAGCCTGCCGATGGTGGATTTGCCTTTGGTAATTTTGATGTGGAAAAAGATAAAAAATACCCATTCAAGATACAAGACCAAATTTACCACGCAGACGCAAGTAAACTACACGGTGATTATATTATTATTTATCCATTATAAAGAAAGGAGATTAAACAATGGGAAGAATGATAACAGGTGATTTAGAAGGTAAGTGTTGGTTTGGTGTTCAACCTAGCGATTTTGCTGATAGATTTGGTTCAGCTGGATGCCAGCCATCATATTTGGAATATTGGTATGGTGAAGAACATTTACCACAAATTGAGGAAGAATTACAAAAAATCAAGGAAGACTTGGGTGAAAATCTAAAAAAATTGGATGACTTTTTTTATAGTCGCTTGGGTTATACTGATGAGGATTTACAAAAGGCTTTGGGTATGAATGAAAGCGATAGCAGAGAGGTTTTAAGCGAGTATGCAGACTATAAGTTTGGTATTCGTTTAAGGGATTATGTAAAAGAACACGGTGAATGCCAATTTGAAGTGGAGTTATAAAATGAACTTGGATAAAATAGAAAAAATCAGAAAAGAAGCGTATTATATTATACAGGATAAAGGGAAGGATGACGCTTATAGATTGGCTACGGATATTTTATGGTGGTTGTCTGCTCGTTATGGATATTGTATTTGGCAGACATATACCAGAGATGATGTGGAAGCCAATATTGGCAGAAAGCCAACCGATGATGATATGCGGGAACTTGAAGATAATTTACAATTCTTTGAAAATATAAGGACGGTTTAATATGGGAAGTGTAACAATTAAAGAATTGAGAGAAGCATTTAATGATGGCGCAAAGAAAGAAATAAATAGGTTTTCTATTGTTAGTTATCATCAAGGATATACAAACGCTTTATTTTGTGTTAAAAAGGGATTATCAACATTGGTTGGGGTGGAAACAGAACCACCAGTAACAGTAGAGGATATTGTAAAACTTGTCGGTAATTGGTTAGATGGTGCAGAAAGAGAGCTTGAACAAGTAAAAAAAGAACAGGAGTGGTAAAATATGTTTTATTCCGATGATATGATTAGATTATATATTGAAGATATTGATGATTTGCTTTCATTAAAAAAAATGGATATAAAAATATATAACCAAAATAGTAGAACGGAAGAACAATATTACAAATGGGAAGATGGTTATATTTGCTCTTATGATAAAAACGGGATGACTTGTTTTAATACATCTTTCCCGATAGATGAATATAATTATATATATACAGATGAATTTAATTTAAGGAGGTACAATGAAAAAATACAGAGCATATTGTAATTTAATGTTTCAAGGGACTATTGATATTGAAGCAGAAAATAGGGATGATGTTTATTGGTATATTAAACATAATTTCTGGGCGACATTAGATAATGTAAATAACGGAGATTGTGAAAATATAAAGCATTGGAGTTTTGACCACGGCATTAGTGATGTAAGTTTTGATATGATTGAAAGAATTGATGGAATGGGAGAAAGAAAATGATTGAATTAAATACAAAAGAAGAATTACAGGAAGTTATTGGCAAAGATGAATTATCGGCCGTTCAATGCTCAATGGCATGGTGTGGGTCGTGTAGGTCTATCAAGGCTCAAATTGAAGCCAAAGAGCAGGAATATCCAAAAATCAAGTTTTATTATTTGGATTTGGATAAGATTGATGTGGCAGATGAGTATAATATCAACGAACTGCCAGCCTTGATTGCTTTTAAAAAGGGCAAAGAGGTTAGCCGAAAGAATGAAGCAGAATTGTTTGATTGGTTAAATTTTTTAAGTCAAGACTGGGTTTGACATCCTTTCATTTATTATATAATATACAAAAGTCATAACCTAGACAGCTTGACAGACACCTTTGGAATGAGCCAGAGGTGTTTTTTGTTGACATTTCTAATATATTATGTTATAAGAAAAATGTGAGGATAACTGGTGGTACTTGTATAGCTTAACGGGAGAGTGCCGACCGTGGGTGTCGGAGGAGTTGGTTCAATTCCAACGCAAGATTTTAGGATAAGATAATCCACATCAGGTTTGCTAGCATTTATATCCTCACTGCATTGGGTAGTAGCACAGTTGGTAGTTGCACCTGACTGTTAATCAGGATGTCGCTGGTTCGAACCCAGCCTACCCAGCCATCTATCAGTAGCCCAACTTGGTAGGGCACTTGATTTGGGTTCAAGAGGTTGCAGGTTCAAATCCTGCCTGATAGACCAAAATGTCGGCTAGTTAAAGTGGTTATAACGAGGGTCTTATAAACCTTTATTTCTGGTTCAAATCCAGAGCCGACGACCAAAGGTTGCGTAATCCGTTAAAGAGGCGGGACAGACTGTAAATCTGTTGCTTATGGCTCACTTGGGGCGGTACCAAGAGCAACCACCAAAGCCGAATTAGCTCAATGGCAGAGCAACTGATTTGTAATCAGTAGGTTGTTAGTTCAAGTCTGACATTCGGCACCATTTTATTTGACAAATGATTTTTTTTATGATATATAAAAGATGTCCTAGCGATAGGATTTAGATAGACATATAAACATATAGATAAGGAGAAATAAAATGTTTATTAAAATTTTTTATGGCGATAGCCAAAAATACTTATTACTTCAATCAAACAACGTAACTTTGGATAAAACAAACAGACTTATTCATTCTGACTTATACCCTATTATGTGTGCATATATTGATGAAATGTCTTTGCCAGTAGGTGAAGAAGATGGAAAACTAATAGAATCCTTATGTGATTCATTTACATCAGTTGCTCAAACAGCGTACGCCGATAAAAACGTTCTTATTACTTTAAACGGTACTGTTGCAGAGATGTTTCCAAATACACCATACGAACTACTATGCCCTGTATTATCTGAAAAAGAAGAATATTTTAAAAACGAGTGGAAAACTAGTTGTAATTCTTCAAAAGAACAACCACTTGGAGCTTGCAATAAAAAACTTTCTGTCGTTGAAGTTGATGATAAAACCTATATTACATCTGGTCCAATATTCATTATGAATGATGATGGAAAGACTATAGATAGAGTTTAGGTTCGCATTTTCTTTTTGTATGGAGCTTGTGCGTTCCGACATCCAGATGGCGATTGCGTCTGGATGTTTTTGTTATTTGACATTTAATAAAAAATAATTTATACTTCTTTTGTAATTTTAAAAAGGAGATTAATATGGAACAAGTTGCATTTGTATCATTAAAAAATGAGTGGGAAGATTTGGATAGTTTGTTAACAGCAAGTTTGACAAGTGCCGCTACTTATTCTTTTGAGTGTCACGGTCCGAGTGATTGTCTGATTCAATTCGGTTCTTCAAAGCCGACAGATATGGCTGGAATTAAATTGGATGCCAATGGTATGAAGTTGTTATCTTATACAATCGGAACAGATGATATTTATGTTCGTGGTATTGGTGGAATTTCTACATTAAATATTGTCAAGACATCTGAATAATTGTTTGACAATAAAATAGAAATATGCTAGGCTGTTCGTATGAAAGAATTACGGAGAGTATATCCAAATAAGGGTGTAGAAGCCGAATATCGGAAAAAATTGGGCAAATTGGTTGACCTTATGTCCAAATCTGTTATGTATTGGCTGTTGGCAGATTGGGGTGGTAGAACGGCTCGTGAAATGGCTATAATCTTGCGCAAACGGATAAAACAATGGGATAAGGTATTTGGTAAGGAAGCCGAAAAGATTTCTGTATGGTTTGTTAAAAGTGTTAAAAAGCATACTGAATTTGGTATGAAGTCAGCTTTTAGGGAAGCAGGGTATAAATTAAAGGCAGATGTTCCTAAAAATACAGAATTAGGTGTTGAGATAGAAAATCGGTCATTGATAAAGAGCATTCCTGAAAAGTATTTTACAGGAATTGAAACTGTGGCTATGATGGCTCTGTTGTATGGGTGGAATAAGGAAACGCTAACAGATGAAATTAAAAAGCGGTATAGAATAACGATAAGGCGGACAAAACTTATATCAAGCGACCAAACTCATAAAACAACGGAACTTTTTAAGCGTGCTATCTGTCAAGAAGCGGGTATTCGGTATGGCAGATGGGTATATACTTGGAGAAGTGAAAAGCCACGGGAAAGCCACGTTGAAATGAATGGTGCTTTATTTGATTTAAGTCGGGGTTGTTATGATTATTATGACAATGAGTATATATTCCCAGCCCAAAAGATAAATTGCAAGTGTGATTTCAAACCTGTAATTTTTGAAATGGGTGATGATATAGAAAGTTTAATGCGAAATAAAAGACAAAAACCGATTTGACAAAGGGAATTTTTTTTGCTATGATGGGCTTAAAGGTTAAATAAATATGATTGTTTTTGATAAAAACACTTTTGGAAGTAATAGAGAAATTGACAGCAATGGCTTTTTGCGGGTTGATGAGTGTAATATTAGCAAATGCCAAATTCGTCCGTATCTTGGTCGGGAAATTCCTAACTGGCGTGAGTTCGGATTAGAGCCCGATAAGATTTATAATGTATATTGCCCAAAAGAAGAATTGGAAAAGGCTTTGCCGACATTTAATAACCTGCCTTTAACAAGAGAACATATTGAAGTTGATGTGGATAATGTCCCAAAAGAAAAGATTGTCGGTAGTTTGGGCGACCACGCTAGTTTTGAATACCCGTATTTAAAGAACAATTTAATTATTTATGATAAAAAGGATATTGATTTGGTAATGTCTGGAAAGAAAAAGGAATTGTCCTGTGGGTATCGTTATACACCTGTGCGTCAATCGGGTGATGTGGATGGGCAACATTATGATTTCGTAATGACGGACATTATTGGAAATCACGTTGCTTTGGTTAAACAAGGTCGTGCTGGGAGAGATGTTATGGTGGCAGACAGTTCAAAAGGTATTTTAGAAACAATCAAGGAGAAGATTATGGCTGTGTTTGATAACGATTTGGTAGGGGATGAATTTAAAGAGAGTGAACATCCTCGGGCAAAGAATGGGCAATTTACAAGCGCAGGTGGTTCTAGTTCTAGTGGTTCTATTGAACACAATGGTGCTAAAATTGACATCAAAAAAGACGGTAAATACGCTGATATTAAGATTTATGCCCCTGAAGGTAAAAAGTTCAAGAATGGTGATACATTTTATACAACTGAAGCCGAAGCTGATAAAGCCGAAGAATTAGCCAAAAAGATTATTGACAATGAATTTGGCGGTTCTGAAAACAAGAAAGATTATGAAGAAAAAACTCAATCTTTTTCTGATTTTTACAAGGATTTTGAACGGCGTGAGGATAATAACGACCACTCTGGAAATGCTGTTGCGTTGGCGAAAAGATATGGTGATGAAAAGGATGTAAAAGAAGCAGAAGAAATTTTGAAATTGCACGATGAAAGAATGGAATTGACTCCTGACTTGTATAAAAGACGTAGGGTATTAGAAGAAAAATTTATCCCTATGATGAGTAAAGAGGGGGATGATTTTGAAAAGAAAGCAAAAGAACACGCACAAAAGTTGGAAGAACGGTCTGGTTCTGAAAAGAAAGATGCTGGTTCTGAAAAATCCGATAAACAAAAAGAGTATGCAGATTGGTGGGGTGGGTTATCTGATAGAGAAAAGAAAGATACCATTCTTGCTCTTGCAGATAAAGACCCAAAAATTAAAGAACTTCTTGGTGAAAAACTTTATAGGAGTATTGTTGGAGACGCTAAACTTGATAAAGCAGAGCAAGAAAAAGTTGGTGTCGTGATGAAAGAATTTAAAGAAGGCGAATTAAAGTCTGGTTCTGGTGAAAAAGTTACAGACCCGAAGCAAGCGATTGCTATTGCATTATCGGAAGCGGATAAGATTGCTAAAGATAAAGAAATTCCTGAAAAGCAGGATGAACCCGAAAAGGCAGGGGATGAAGTAGCCTTAAATAAAGGAGAAGAAGAAATGGCTGAGGAAGTCAAAGAAGCTCCTGCCGAAGAAAAAGTAGAAGAAACCAAAGAAGAAGTGGTGGAAGATGCTTGTGGTAAGGCAGAAGATAAAAAAGAGGTCAAGCCTGCTTGTGATGAAAAAGAAGACAAGCGGAAATTGATTGACGAAATCGGTGGTATCCTTAAAGATAAGTTGTCCGAAGAAGATTGGCGGACAGTTATCAAAAAGGCTGAGGAATTGGCTTACAATGACTCGGAACGCTCTGCTGATGATGAAAAGAAAGACGACCTAAAAGGCAAAGAAAAAGAATCCTTTGCTGAGGGCGTTAAATATGGTGAGGAAAAAGAAAAAGCCGAACCAAAGAAATTAGACTCTGAACACGAATCAGAGGGTATGAAAAAAGCAGAAGAAAAGAAAGAAGAAAAGAAAATGGCAAAAGATGAAGCGATGGTAATGGATGCGGATGCTATCCGTGCCGAAGCCAAAGCGGAAGTAATTGCTGATTTCAAGGCTCGTGAAACTGCTCGTCGTGCTGTTCGTAAGATGGTCGGTGATGTGGATGTATTCGCTTTTGATTCTGCGGATGAAATTTACAAGTTCGCTTGTGAAAAAGCAGGTATGAACTTGAACGAGATTGTCAGTTTTAAAGACGCTTTCCAAGGGTTATCAATGGTAAAGGGTGGAAAACTGGCGATGGATGCTTCCCCCGTTAGCGGAAGTAATGTGGAATGTTTTAAAGACATTCGTATTGCATAAATAAAAAAGGAGAAAAGAAAATGGCTTTTCAAAGTACTGTAAATCGTATGCCGACATACGGTATTCAAGGAGATGTTGCGAATGGACAAGTTCCTCATTACACTCCGACGACACCGCGTGTGGCTACATCTGCCACAGTTGCTTGTGGTGATTTTGTGTGGGTGACCGACACCAATGGTGTTGCCACTTGTGCAAAGGCTGGTTCGGGTAAACCGACTGGTATCGTTCAACGGACAATGGATTTCCCGTTGGCTGCAACATCCGAAGGTTCTCTGGTTATTCCAGAAGGTCGGACTTGTTCTGTTGTTGTATGGGGTGATATGTTTGTCAAAACGACAGACTCTGCTTCCGTCGGCAAGAAAATTTTTGTAAATAACACAACTGGTGCAATTACTTGCGGTAATGCTGGTGCTTCTGTGTCGGGTGCTACCGAAACAGATTGGGTTGTCAAATCTTTGGCAAACAACGCTGCTGCTGCTGGTGGTTCTGTCGTGATTGTTTCTAACGTTGGATAAGGAGAAATAAAAGATGGATATTAACACTTGTAAAGAATATGGTATTGATTTAGGTCAATACAAAATCTGTGGGGAACAATCTGAAGGTGTTATGGCGTTGGATGCCGCTTTGGTGACAACTCCGAATGCTGGAATTCCTGTTGAACTGTTGACATTCTTTGACAACCGTGCAATTCAAGTTTTGTTAGCAAAACGTGCTGCTACGGAAGTGTTCAACGAAGTCAAGGCTGGTTCTCGTGCTGACGCTGTTCGTAAATTCCGTATTCAGGAAACGACAGGTTACACTCAACCGTATTCTGATTACGCCAATAATGGTAAATCGGATGTCAACTACAACTTCCCTGCTCGTGAAAACTATTTGTTTGAAACGACAATCGCTTATGGCGACCAAGAAATTGCCGAAACTTCTCGTGCAAAGATTTCTTTGGTGGCTGACAAGCAAATGGCTGCTGCTACGGCTATCGCTGTTGATATGAACAAGTTCTATATGAACGGTGTTGCTGGGTTGCAAAACTATGGTTTGTTGAACCAACCGAACCTTCCTGCTGCTATCGTTGCGGCTAATGGTGCGGCTGGAACTGCTACTTGGTCAACAAAGACAGGGACAGAAATCTACAACGACATCGTGGCTTTGATGTCTGATATTGCTTCTCGTACAGAAGGTAATGTTGACCAATCTACGAAGTACAAATTGGTTGTCGGTCCGAGTTCAAATGCAGAATTGAACAAACTGAATGCTTTTGGAACTGAAACAGTTTTGGCTCTGATTAAACGTAACTTCCCGAATTTGGAAGTGGTTGTTGCGCCAGAATATGACGATTCAACAAAGAAAATTCAGTTGATTGCTTTGGATGTTGATGGAACGCCGACAGGTGAAATGGCATACAGCGAAAAATTGATTGCTGGTCGTGTCATTCCTGATTTGTCCAGCTATCGTCAGAAATTTATGGCTGGTACATACGGTGCGGTTATCTATCGTCCTGTATTAGTGTCAACAATGACTGGTATTTAATTATTGAATGGAGGAATAAGATGGTTAAAATGAAAAATACCGAAAAGAAAGTTACAGAAGAATTGAATGAAAAGGCGACGGCTTCTCTTGAAGAAGCCACCGCTAAACAAAAGGAAACATCAAAGGGTAATGTCACGGTTGCTTGTGGTATTCCTATGGGTTTGAAATTAGAGCTCAAAGATGGACCTCTTGTTTTGAAGGGTTGCCCTATGTCACATATTGTCAATGCCAGAGATGGTGGGTTTTTACCCGCTGGTAAGTATGGTTTGACAACTGTAACGGAAGCACAATGGGAAGAAATCTTGTCAAAATATGGCAAGTTTGATTTCGTTGTGAATGGTGTTGTGTTTGCTACAAAGAGCCAAGAAGAAACTATTGCGAAGGCAGAAGAACTGTCTGAAACAAAGCGGACTGGTTTTGAGCAAGCAGACCCGAAAAAAGGTAGAACAAAAGCCAGTAAAGGTGAATAAAAGATGAGTGGTGGTATTGTAGAATTTGATTATAACTATTTACAATCGGCATTTCCTGAACTGAAAATGACGCCGACGAGTGCGAAAATCGCATTTGATATAGCTTGTCAGATTGTAAACAATACCACCAACTCTTATGTTTGTTGTTGTTGTAAGCGCAAACATCTATTAAACCTTTTGACGGCACATATATTGTTTTTAAATAATCGTGGTGCTGGGAATGTTGGGACGGTAGGAAATGCAAGCGAGGGTAGTGTATCGGTAGGATATGCGACATCTGGAATTGATAAGTTGGGTGCTGGGTATTTTGGGCAAACTCAATATGGACTATTGTTCTGGCAGATTGCACAACAATTTATGTCAGGATTTTATGTGCCGTGATAAAGTTTAATATAAAGATAGATGATAAAGAGATATATAAGGAGTTGAAGAAGCAACACGCTAAAATAGAGGTGGGCTTTTTTGAAGGGGAAAAATATCCAGATGGAACTCCTATTGCCGCTGTGGCTGCTCATAATGAGTTTGGTGGTGGGCATACACCGCCAAGACCTTTTATGAGGACTTGTATAGAAAGACGTCGTGGAAAATGGCGTAAGGTTGTAAGGGATAATCTGGCTAAATATTCTGATGTAAGAAATACGATGGCTGAATTAGCACAAGTAATGGTTGAAGATTTAAAAGATTATATAAAAATCTGGACAAATCCACCAAATGCGCCATCTACTATTGCGAAGAAAGGGTTTAATGACCCGTTGATTGATACTGGTCGGATGTTAAATTCTGTGGATTGGAGAGGAGATTGGTTATGAATTTACACGAAATTGCCAGTTCTGCTATCAATTCAATAAATCCGTTTCAGAATATTACCATAACGCCGAGAGGAAGTTATACGGTAAATGATTATGGGGAAACGGTAGTTAGCGATGGGACATCTTATACTGTAAAGGCAGATGTTCAACCTGTAACAAGCGAAGATATTAAATTTATCAATAATTACAATGAAAGCACAATATATAAAGCGTTTTGGGTTAGTGCTAATACGTTTGGGCTTAATCGTCCTATGGCTCGTGCTGGGGATAGAATTTCTTGTAATGGCAAGACGTATTATGTAACGAGTATGCCAGAGGATTGGTATGAAACAGTTGGGTGGTCGCATTTCATAGGTGCATTACAATTACCACCAAAGGAGGTATCAAATGGCAACTCGTAAGCAGGAAATCCAGCAAGGTATTCGGGAGATGTTAAAAAAATATACAGATTGCGCTCCTGAAAAGATTTTGGCAGGGTATAATAATCACGTTCAATTACCTTCCGACAATGATTATATAATTTTTACAGTTTTAAATCCTCGTAGATATGGAACGCCTATTGTAGAAACGACCATTAAAGGAAGTACGAGTTATCAAGACTTCCGTTGCGAGGTTCAGATAGATTTTTATGGTAATTTTGCTTTTGACCGTGCTTGTGATATAGTAAATATATCAAGGACAGAGTTCTTATGCGAATTTTTGTCACAATATGGAGTACAGCCGATTTTTGTAGATGAAGCACAAAATTTGACTGGAATAAGTGGTGAAAAGGGGTATGTAGAACGATGGACGGTCAGATTGGAGATTGATTATCGTGATGCCGTTAGCGTTAGTCAAGATAGTTTTAACACGGCGAGTTTAAATATTTTTGAAACGGAGTTTTAAATATGACTATACCTGCTTCACAATTAGTTGACATTACTCCCCGTGTTATTGGTGGTGGATTGTCTGGATTAGCATTTGTGGGGACATTCTTGTCAAAAAGCACAAGACTTCCTGCAAATCAATCGGTGCCGTTTTATTCTCAAAAGGCTGTTGGTGAATATTTTGGCACATCATCTGATGAGTATGCTTTGGCTGGTAATTACTTTATTGCTGATAGTAATTCTAGCAAAAAGCCAGATGTTTTATGGTTTTTTAGAAAATTAGATAGTGCTGTTGCCGCTTTCTTGCGTGGTTCTTCAAATCCTGCCAAATTGGATGAATTGAAAGCGATTACTGCTGGGACATTGACCATTACGGTTGATGGAACAGTTAAAAATTTAACTGGTTTGGATTTTTCTTCTCAAACATCTTTTAGTGGTGTTGCGAGTGTTGTTCAAACAGCTTTAAGTGGCGCTACTTGTACTTGGGACACAAATTTCAATGCTTTTGTGATTACTTCCCCGACTACACCGACAACGGATGCTTCGGCAAGTTCTTTAACATTTGCAAGTGGAACAGCGGCAGAAGCTATGGGATTAAATGCAGGAACATTATCGCAAGGTGCTTTGGCGGCTTCTTTAACTGAAACAATGGATGCCTGTGTAAATTCAAACAGCAATTTCTGGTCGTTTATGCCTATCTGGAAAGAAGAAAGTTCAGATGCTTTGGAATTGGCTGGATGGTGTAACAATCAAGGTGTTCGGTTTATGTATGCTATGGTTGATACAACCGAAGCTGGTAAAACGGCAAATAATACGGCTTGCTTGGCATATCAAGTAAAAGATTACTATGGTGTTTGTTCTTTGTATAACACGAAGGCTTTGGGTGCTATGGCTATGGGTATTGGTGCGGCTATCAATCCTGCTCAATTAAATGGTCGTAAAACTTGGGCATACAAGCAACAGAATGGATTGGCTTTCACGGTCAATGATGAAACATCTGCTCCTGTATTGTTGGCAAATGGTTATAACTTCTATGGAGATTATGCCACGGCTTCAAATCAATTCAAATTGTTCCAAAATGGACAAATTTCTGGAAATGCTAAATGGATTGATACATACTATGGGCAAATTTACATCCGTGATGGATTGCAAAATGCTTGGATTAACGCTTTAATGATGAATAACACAGTTCCGTATAATCAATCTGGATATGGAATTTTACGGGCTGCTGCTATGGACATCATCAATTCGGCTGTCAATGCTGGGTTTATTCGTCAAGGCGTTAAATTGAGTGAAAGTCAGAAAGCCACAGTTCAAAGCGAAGCTGGTTTAGATATTAGTGGTGCTTTGGAAACACAAGGTTGGTATTTACAAATTCTTGACCCGACAGTTCAAGTTCGGTCAGAACGTGGAACGCCAGTTGTGAACTTCTGGTATATGGATGGTGGCTCTGTCCAACTCATTCAAGGGACATCAACTGTATTGTTATAAGGAGAGAAAACAATGAGTAAAGATATTACATCAGCAAATGCAAGTGCCTATCTGTATGCTTCTATTTTTCCTGCTGGTTTAAAGTTGGAACAATTTGGTACAGATAGTGCTTGGACACAAGATAACTATGAAACGGTAGAACATCGGATGGGTGTTGATGGTAAAATGGCGGCAGGTTATACACCTGTTGAAAAGGAAATTACCTTTACGTTTGAAGCCAATAGCCCGACATTGAATGGTCTTGACCTGTTATGGCAGACGACAGAAGTGTCGCAAACACCGATTTTCGGTCAGATTATTATTACTGTGCCGTCTATCAAAAAGACATTCACGTTAGTAAACTGCATTTTGACAGGGTATAAATTATTGCCGAATGCAGAACGTGTTTTGGCGCCGATTGATGCTTCGTTTACTTGCGAAAGCATTACTTCGGTTCCGTTAGCTTAAATCATTTAATTGGAGGATAAAATGAGAAAAGAGATAGAAATCAAGATTGAAGCAGGTAGGGACGCTGGCAAAGTATTCAAGATTGAAGAAATGCCAGCCGTTCAGATGGACAGATGGGTGACTAGGGCATTGTGTATGCTCGGTCGCTCTGGTTCTGGTTTATCGGCTATTGGTGGTTCAACTATGGAAGAATTGTTACAGGCTTTTTCAAAGTTGGATTTTAAAGATAGCGAACCATTATTGAATGAACTGCTTGCTTGTTGTTCTTTTAAAAAGGATGGAACTTTGGTAAAGATGGAAGGTTCAATGGTAGATTCTGTAATTGAGGATTGGACAACAATTTTTAAATTAAGGATTGAAGCATTGAAGTTAAATCTTGGTTTTTTAGAAGAAGGCGGGGACTTGAAGTCAAAATAAAGACGAACAAGTCCTTGGCAGGATATGTCAATGTTCCGCCAATGATAGGTGCAGTAGTCAATAGTAGGTTGGCAACGCTATACGAGTTAGAAACGGTTTATGGGTTAGAGGATTTGTTTAATCTGTATGAAATCATTATAATAAAGGTAGCGAACGAACAAAAACAGATTGAGGAAGCACAACAAAGACGAAAAGGTAGAAGATAGATGGCAGGGCTAGCATTAGAATCAATTAAAATTGAAGTCTTATTAAATGGCAAAAAGGCTCTTATGGGGCTTAAAGAATTTAATAAGAGAATAAAAGGCTTAAATAAACCAGTTAAATCTGTAAACAATATGTTTGGTAAAATGTTTAAGCTTGCTGGTTTTGCTGGCTTTGCCAAAATGGCATTTGATGCTCAAAAACTTGGTCGGGAATTGGGCTTAATTTCTGATAAGACAGGAATAGCGGCTAGTAAAATATCAAAAATGCAAAGTGCTTTTTCTGCTACTGGTGGGAATGCCAAATCTTTAAGCAGAGTTATTACCAACATTACATCTGGTTTAGCCCGTCTTTCAATGGGCGATGCTTCAATGGCTTCAAAATTATCTGCTATGGGCATTAGTGCTTGGGATAATGGTGGTAATGTAAAGACTTCTGATGTTGTTTTAGGTGATATTGCTGAATGGACAAAAACCCAGTTAGATATGGGTAGGTCAATGCAGGAGGTATCACAATTTTTACAAGATAATTTTGGAATACAGCAAGATTTAGTCAATCAGCTAGCTCTCGGTCGTTCTGGTTTTAACCAATATCAAGGACAAATGGCGAAGACCGTTGGCTCTTTACAAGATGAGGAAATTGATAATCTTAAAAGTTTAAATACTTCTTTTTCAAGACTAAAAGAAACAGTTGTGGTTTTATCTGATAAAATAATAGCTGGAGTAGGTCCTGCATTAGAATTTTTTGCCGATTTATTACAAATAGGTATGAAAAATTTACAGGATGTTTTTGATTATCTTGTAGAATCTTTCCGAGAAATAGTTGGTAATGGAGATGAAGTAGCTGAGCTTTTTGGATTTTTAAAAGGTGTTTTAACTGCATTTTCTCTTGTTTTAAAGGGGATTGTAGATGTATTAAAAGGATTTTTCCAAGCTATCAAAATGGTGGGCGAATGGATTGGTAATTTCCTTGCGTGGGTAGCAAATAAGTTTGGATGGTTAACTGGTAGCACAGATGATAGCTCTATTGATGAAAAGAATAGAAAAAATGTTGAAGAATATATTAAGAAAAATAATTTATCAACAAAAGAAGCAAATGAGTTAAGATTAAAATTTGGGATGGGTAAAAAGGAATCTTTATTTGATGAACTTCCAAGTGTCCCAATTTATGATGAAGAAGGTAACTTATTAGATTTATCACAAATACCTTTAATCAATGAAGGTGGGGATAATACAAATGTTGAAGCGAATGTAACAAACAACTTCTATGGGGATGTTGATAAACAACAAGTTGCTGATGGGGTTTCAAATGGAATAAAAGTTGGTATTGGGGCAACACCAGCATTTAATGGTGGAAGGATAAGATAAAATGGCATTACTATCAGATTTATTTTCAAAGGTTACAACATCACTTCCATTACTTAAAATAAGTAAATGGGATATTATGGTTAAAAAAGGACAGGCGCCAAAAAGAAAATCAGACAACCAAATATCTGAATGGATAAGGAAAGCAGAAGAAGGTGTATCTTATATTCAAGACGCTGTTGCTAGTATATTTCAAGAGCCACAAGATAAGTATGAAACCATTGCTCGTTTTGATAGTTTTGTTTCGTTTAATGGAAAAAGAGAATCACAAATTGTGCAAAACGCTATTGAAAATGGTTCTTTTCGGTCAGTAAACAAAATTAAAAAGCCAAATACTTGTGTTGTGGAGTTAGCAAAGGGCGGTTATAGAAGTGAAGTAGAAGCTTGTTTGGAAGCGTTAAAAAAGGTAAATGAG